TAAACACTCATTTAAAAATTACTTCTTGTATTTCAAAAATTTTAAATAAAGAAATAATACCTTCTTTTTGTTTTACAAGAATGTATTTTGAAGAAAGTAAATTAAATTTCCATACAGACAGAGAATCATGCGAAATTGCTGTAACACATTGTCATTATGGTGAACCATGGAAAATATATATTTTAGAAGATGATTTTATAACTGGAAAGGGAGACAGTATTTACTATGAAGGTAAAAATTCACATGGTAGAATTACTCCATTAAAAAATAGATCATTATATTCTTTTTATTTTTGGGTTGAAAAAGATGGAAAATATGATGAATTTAAATATGATAAACAACCAGAAATGGAAAAAGTATATTTATCAACCCTTGACAAAACATATATATAAGTGTATAATAGTTCTTATGGGAGTGAAAAATGAAACTCTCATTTGTTGCAATCAGCAACATCCCTCTGGCTTTATTGCAGAGGATTAATTAATAATCTGCCTATAAAAGGAGATAATATGTATCTAGTACCAAAAACTATCGAAGAATTCAACCGCTCACTTTCAACATCAGTAGGGTTTGATTCTTTTTTTAATCGTCTATTTGATGATGCTTTTTTAGCGAATAGTTCACAAGGATATCCTCCTTATAATATTCGCAAAGTGACCGACACGGATTATGTGATCGAACTTGCCCTTGCGGGATTTGTTAAAGACGACCTAGACATAGAACTTACAGACGGAACACTTACTATAAAAACAGTTCCAAACGAAAAACAAAATGATGAAGGTTATTTACATCATGGAATCGCCAAGCGAGTCTTTACCCGAAGATTTAATCTTGCTGATGATGTCATTGTAAAGGGTGCAGATTTGTTCAATGGCTTGCTTAAAGTTCAGCTTGAACGGATTATTCCTGAGGAAAAAAGACCTCGTAAAATTGATATAGATGATGGCGTGAAAGTGGTTGATCACAAAGTTGTGTAAAAAAATAACAACTTAACACAGATAAGGGGGCCATTTCATGGCCTCCTTTTTTTTAGGATTCAATACGATGAAACTCACCAAAAATTTTTCATTTAAAGAAATGACTTTTTCTGATACCGCTATTAGAAAAAATATAGACAATACTCCAGGTTTAAAAGAAGCAATAAATCTTACAAATGTATGCAATAACATTTTGCAACCCGTCAGAGATCATTTTGGAAAATCTGTGAGAATTAATTCTGGATATAGATCAGTTAAATTGTGTTTAGCAGTAGGAAGTTCCGCAAAATCTCAACATGCAAAAGGTGAGGCCGCGGATTTTGAAATTAATGGTGTGTCTAATTATGATTTAGCAAAATGGGTTTATAATAATCTTGATTATGACCAACTCATTTTAGAATATTTTGATCCAAAAGGTGATCCCAATAGTGGTTGGGTTCATTGTTCTTATAAAGCTGATGGAACAAATCGTAAAAGTTCTATAATAATTAATAAAAACACAAAGGGCAAATATCTCCCATGGAAGCCGTAAAAGCATTTTACTGGAAGTGTTACTTACAATTATTATTTGTGCTTCATTTATTTGTTCATAAAAAAGCGTGGATTGACAATCATATTATATTGTGTTATACTAATTTAGATAAATTAGATAGTAATTACGATAAATCTTGGCATAATAAATTCACTAAATGACCTTTTATACAAATGTACAAAATTGGGGCGGTAAAATCTATTATAGAGGAATAGATTCTAACGGCATTCATTTCAAAAAAAAGTTGGATTATAATCCAACTCTATTCATCAACTCACCAGAACCCACCGAATATAGAACTCTTGAAGGAACATGTCTTGCCCCTGTTGAATGTGGTAATATTAGACAAACAAGAGATTTTATAAAAAAATATGAAGGTGTAGATAATTTTAAAATTTATGGAAATACAAATTATCATTATACCTTTATTGCAGATAATTTTCCCGATCAAATAAACTACGATTTAAGCAAAATAACAGTTGCGAATATTGATATAGAAACTGGTTCGGAAAATGGGTTTCCTAATCCTGAAACTGCTCCTGAACCTGTTACTGCAATAACTATTTCTTTAAATGGAAAATATTATGTTTTTGGATGTGGTGAATATAAAGTTCATAGGAATGATGTTGAATATTTTGAATGTGAAAATGAATTACATTTACTTCAAGAATTTATATCATTGTGGTCCAAGCAAGATATAGACATTGTTACTGGTTGGAATATTAAGTTTTTTGATATACCATATCTTGTAAATAGAATGAATTTGTTATTTGACGAATCATTTTATTATGATTTATCGCCTTGGCAGTTTGTAAGTGAGAGAACTGTGATGGGTTTCGGGGGAGCAAAACAGCAACAAGCATATGAGATTATGGGTGTTGCAACTCTTGATTATTTAGATTTATTTCGAAAATTTACTTATACGAATCAAGAATCTTATAGATTAGATCACATTGCTCATGTTGAATTGGGTGAAAGAAAATTAGATTATTCTGAATATGGTTCATTACATACTCTTTGGAAAGAAGATTATCAGAAATTTATAGAGTATAATGTAAAAGATGTTGAGCTTGTTAATAAATTAGATGATAAAATGAAATTAATTGAAATGGCTATTGTATTAGCATATGATGCCAAAGTAAATTATACAGATGTTTATACACAAGTTAGAATGTGGGATACTTTAATTTATAATGAATTAAGAAATAAAGGTATACAACTTCCTCCTAAGAAAGACTCAATAAAAGATAGACCTTATATAGGCGCTTATGTTAAAGAACCTATTCCTGGAATGTATGAGTGGGTTGCTAGTTTTGATTTAGATAGTTTATATCCACATTTAATTATGCAATATAATATTTCTCCAGAAACATTACTTACAAAGTTTCCTCAAAAATCATTATCAGTTGAAAATCTTTTAAACGAAGAAGTTAGTACTGATTATGCTAAAACTGAAGATATCTGTATAGGAGCTAATGGGTTTCATTTTTCAAATGAGCATCAAGGATTTCTTCCAGAAATGATGGAAAGAATGTATGCAGAACGAAAAAAGTTTAAAAAAGATATGCTCAAGGCACAACAAGAATTAGAAACAGAAACCGATGGATTGGATAGATTACGACTTATTAAAGAGGTTTCAAGATTAAATAATATGCAGATGGCAAGAAAGATTCAACTTAATTCTGCTTACGGTGCTTTAGGTAATCAATATTTTAGATTTTATGATGAAAGACAAGCAACGGCTATTACTACTGGCGGTCAACTTTCAATTAGATGGGTTGAAAATGATGTTAATCAATATTTGAATAAAATTCTTAAAACCGAAGATAAAGATTATATTGTAGCCGCTGATACTGATTCGATTTATATACGTTTAGATGACTTAGTTAAATCTGTTTTTACTGATACAAACGATAAAGAAAAAATTATTAAATTTTTAGATAAAGTATGTGAGACAAAAATACAAGAATGTATAAACAAGTCATTTAATAGATTGCATGTATATATGAATTCATTTGAACAAAAAATGAATATGTCCAGAGAAGTTCTTGCAGACAAGGCAGTTTGGACTGGTAAGAAGCATTATATTATGAATGTTCATAATAGCGAAGGAGTACAGTATGCTAAACCCAAATTAAAAGTAATGGGATTAGAATCTGTTAAATCTTCAACTCCGGCGGTTTGTAGGGATAAATTAAAACAATCTTTTGATATTCTCATGAATGGAACCGAGGATCAAATGCAGAAATTTATTGAAGAGTTTAAAGAATCGTTTCAAACACTTCCTCCAGAAGATATTGCATTTCCAAGATCAGTTAAGGGTATTGACAAATATAGTGATAGTGTATTATTGTATAAGAAGGGTACACCTATACATGTGAAAGGAACGATTATACATAATAAGTTATTAAAAGAACATAAACTTGCAAAGAAGTATCAAATTATTCAAGAGGGGGAAAAGATTAAATTTTCTTATCTCAAAGAACCGAATCCTGTGGGGGATACTGTAATTAGTATGGGAACAGTATTGCCTTCAGAGTTTGGATTGCACGAATATATAAATTATAATATGCAATTTGAAAAGTCTTTTTTGGAACCATTAAAGACTATATTAAAATGTGTTGGTTGGGAACATGAAAAGAGAAGTACGCTTGAAGATTTTTTTATTTAAGGAGATATAATGAGTTTTTTAAAAGAAATGATTAAGGAGACAGGTAATGAATACGCTGGATTGGTTTCAGATGGTATTGAAGCAGGGGATGTCGAATCTTTCATTGATACTGGCAGTTATGCTTTTAATGCTTTACTTAGTGGCTCCATTTATGGAGGTTTGGCCTCAAACAAAATTACAGCATTTGCTGGAGAAAGTGCAACTGGGAAAACATTCTTTGTACTGGGTATTGTTAAACAATTTTTGGAGGACAACCCTACTGGTGGCGTTCTTTATTTTGAGTCTGAATCTGCTATAACTAAACAGATGATAGAGCAACGAGAAATAGATACTACTCGTATGGTAATTTTACCAGTTGCTACAATACAAGAATTTGCTCATCAAGTTACGAAAATTCTTGATAAACATCTTGAAAGTGAAGATCATCAACCACTAATGATATGTCTCGACAGTCTTGGTATGTTATCTACTTCAAAAGAAGTGGGGGATATTGCTGAAGGAAAAGAGACTAAAGATATGACAAGAGCCGCACTTGTAAAAGGTGCGTTTAGAGTATTAACACTTAAAGCAGGTAAAGCAAAAGTTCCTGTATTAGTTACAAATCATACTTATAGTCAAGTCGGTGTGATGTTTCCACAACAAGTTATGGGTGGAGGTACGGGTCTTTATTATGCTTCAAGTAATATTGTGTTTCTTTCAAAACGTAAAGAGAAAGACGGCACAGAAGTTATCGGTAATATTATTCATTGCAAAAATCATAAGTCTAGATTGACAGTAGAAAATAAAATGGTTGATGCATTAGTGACTTATAATAAAGGATTGGATCGTTGGCATGGTATGTTGGAACTTGCTGAAGAAGCAGAATTGTTTAAAAAAGTTTCTACACGTTTTGAATTACCTGATGGAACAAAATTGTTTGGTAAGCAAATTATGACTAATCCAGAAAAACATTTTACTGAAGATATTATGAAAAAAATTGACGAATATTGTCAGGAGAAATTTCTATATGGAACAACAAAAGGAAATGAAGAAGTGGTACAAGATGGTGAAGAATCCTCAGAATGAAGAGGATGATCAATTCGCTTTTGCTATCACTAACGGTAAATTTAAAGATGTAGTTTATAAGTATAATCGATTTGGATTAATAGAACCAGATGCAGAAGAAGAAGAGTTGAAATATCGGTTCGAATATGATATACTTGAAATACCTGGAGAAATCAGAGATAAAAAATATTCTGATATTGAGGGTGTAGAATTTGAAAAATTAATAGGCGACATTTTAATAGAAGTAATTCAAGAAAACATAGATTTAAATACAAACGAAAATGACGAGGATAGAGGACACGATACTGAAGAATCTGATATTCAATGATGAATATACCAGAAAATCTCTTCCATATTTAAAAAAAGAATATTTTACGGATCATAATGATCAATTTCTTTTTGAAGAAATAGAAAACTATGTAAACGGTTTTAATGTTCTTCCCACCAAAGAAGCCTTAATTATAGAAATTGGAAACAATTCGAAACTTTCTGAAGAACAATTTAGTGATGTTTCTAATAAAGTTTCAGAATATTTTGATAATAAAGAAAATACAGAAACCGATTGGTTGCTTGAAACTACTGAAAGATTTTGTCAAGATAAAGCAATTTATAATGCAGTACTTGAATCAATAAGCATTATTGACAATCAAAAAGAAACACAAAAAGACAAGGGTGCTATACCAGAAATTTTATCTGATGCTCTTTCTGTTTCTTTTGATCCTAACATAGGTCATGATTACATTGAAGATTCGAATGAACGGTTCGAATTTTATCATAAAGTTGAAGAAAAGATACCCTTTGATCTAGATTATTTTAATAAAATAACTAAGGGGGGTTTATCTAAAAAAACTTTGAATGTCGGACTTGCTGGTACGGGTGTTGGAAAATCATTATTCATGTGTCATCATGCGGCATCCTCAATATCTCAAGGATTAAATGTTTTATATATCACCCTTGAAATGGCCGAAGAAAAAATAGCAGAAAGAATTGATGCAAATTTGATGAATATAACAATAGATGATTTACATGATATCCCCAAAGACATGTTTGATAAAAAAATAAAAAAGGTTAAAAAATCAACATCAGGTAGATTGATTGTTAAAGAATATCCACCAGCTTCTGCAAGCGTAAATCATTTTAGAAATTTATTAAATGAATTAAAATTAAAAAGAAAATTTGTACCTGAAATTATATTTGTAGATTATTTAAATATTATGGCTTCATCTAGATTGAAATATGGTAATACTGTAAATTCTTAT